CGCCTGCGGTGGCTGCGCCGCTATCGCCTGCGGTGGCTGCGCCGCTATCGCCTGCGGTGGCTGCGCCGCTATCGCCTGCGGTGGCTGCGCCGCAAGCGCCTGCGGTGGCTGCTTTCTGGTCGGTATGTTCCATTGTGGTATGCGCCTTGACGTACTCAACGTGAGCCTTTACCAGACCGGGAATGCCGATCTCCGCGCCCACCGTAAGCTTCTTGGCAACGCGCTTGCTATCATCTCCACGTTCGTCGCTCACGCCGTCCATTTCCACTTCGCAATACCGGCTTCCTTCGCCGGGCGCGTAATATCTGAACACATCCAACGGCGCTTCACAAGCGTGCAAGCCCTGATTGCACAGCTTCACTTTGTCAACTTCCTGCGTGCCGCCGATCTCATACTGCAAACCTCTGCACTGCAAATTCTTGTCAAAACCCTTGTAAGCTTTCATTTTTCATTCTCCTTATCGATATCTTCTTGCTGAAATCTCCGTAATGGCATAGCCGTATCTGGCGTGAAACATTCGGGCCTTGATAGAGTAGCTTTCAGTCCTTACCCCCTTCTATACCGCCACGCAGTCCATCAGCTGCGCCATTGTCGTTATGGTCACGCCGCACCACTCCGGCAGGTTGGCCCGCACCAGAGCGGACGCCACCGGCGGGCAGACGGCATTGCCGCACCGCGCCACCTGTGCGCTCTTTTTGTACTTATTGCCCTCATAATCACGGTCAATGATGTAATCCGGCGGGAATCCCATAGCGTTGTACAGCTCACGGGGCGACAGCATCCGCAGTCCGATATCCGCGATGTAGTACAGTGCGCCGCCGATCTCCAGCAGCAACACATCATCATCCGCCAGCGCATAGCCGCAGAATTCATTCAGCAGGGCGCGAATCTCGGGCCAGTGGCCCAGATCGTCACCGCTGCGCATCTTTGCCAGATACGCCTTGCACACGGCGAACTCCCCGGCGCTGGTGGTCACTGTCTGCATCGGCTCATCTGCCCCATGCCCCAGGTTGTCACCCTTGAACTTTACAACATGGGCGGCGACCACCGCCTCACGGTCGTGGCTGGTAACGGTGTGCATGGGGTCTTGCACATCCAGCGGCCTGCCGCCGGTGTAATACTCCACCAGATTGGCGCAGGTCAGGCCGTATCGGTTGGAGGCGTCCACCGTGTGGATAGGCGTCCCCAGCCCGGATGCCCGAACGTGTTCCGTCTGTTCCGTGTGATACTGGATCAGCGCGGGCGCCACGATGCCGCCGGTATGCTTGGCGGTGATGGTCTTGTGAGCATCCGTCACAGGTGCAATATGCCCGCCGCCAGAGTGGTTGCACTCCGCAAGGAAGGGCGTTACCAGCATCTGATTCCCTGCGGTCGTTACGGTATGTACCGGCGCTCCGACCGTCCCGCCCACGCTGTTGCTGGTGTTGGTCACCGTCACAGGTGCCAGCAGCGGCTTGCACAATTCATGCGCTCCTACCGCCGTAACAGTCGTCAATGGCTTTTCGATGTTCTGCGCAGCGTTCTGGAATTTCTGCTGTACGATGAACGGCTTGCCGCTGCGGATGGTGAACTTGTCCACGCCCCGGATGATCCGCCGCATAGTGTTCTTCGCCAGCGGGCGCACCGCTTTCAGGCCGTATTTGTCCATGATCTGCGCCTTAGATGCAAATACCGACGGGCAGGGCAGCGACCAGTCGATGATCTCCGATGCACAGCGCCACTTGGGCAGTCCATCCGCGCCGGTTTTGCTGTGGGTGGGCTTCGGCCACACGATGGGCTTCCTGTCGCAGCGGGCGACCATGTAGAATCTCTTGCGGGAGGTGGGTGCGCCGTAGTCCGCCGCGATCAACTCCCGATACTCCACGGTGTACCCCAACTCAGTGAGTTGGTCGATGAACTTCCGGAACGTGGTGCCCGCCAGCTTCTTCACCGGCTTGCCCTTCCGCACCGGCCCCCACGTCTGGAACTCCTCCACGTTTTCAAGGATAATGACGCGGGGCCGCACCTTCGCCGCCCAGCGCAGGGTGATCCACGCAAGGCCGCGAATCTTCCGGTCAACCAGCGCCGCACCCTTTGCTTTGGAAAAATGCTTGCAGTCCGGCGAGAACCACGCCAGCCCCACGCGCCGCCCACGGCACACGGCCACGGGGTCAATGTCCCACACGGACGCCTGAAAGTGTTCCGTATACGGGTGGTTTGTCTTGTGCATCAGAATAGCCGCCGGGTCGTGGTTAATGGCAATCGCCACCGCCATGCCCGTTGCAATCTCGATACCTGTCGACGCCCCGCCGCCACCGGCGAAATTGTCCACGATGATCTCGCCGGTCATCGTCTCTTGTGCAAAAATCATCTCAATCTCCAAACACCACGCCGCACTCGTCCTTCAGCACATCCTTGATGTGCTTCCGCTTGATACGGCCCTCGTTTATCTCCTCTGCCAGCTTCTCCAAGCACTCATACAGATACGCGATGCTGTGGGTGTCCCGGCTGTCCGATGTCTCCTCAAAGACGTGCCAGCCGCACTTGTCCATCAGCACCATCGCCACCATGTCCATGTTTTCCTGCGTTCCCTTCAAGCGGCCTTGCATAATCAGCCGCTCATCACGGGATAGATGCTGCTTACCCATTTTCTCGCCCCCTTGCCACCAGCCCGGCCCGGTTCATGGTGTACCGGCGCAGTTTTGTCATGCTCTGTTTCCGTCCACAGCGCTCACATACGCCGCTCTCCCAGCGATCCTTCACCGGGTCGCGCCGCTGTTCGCGGGTAGGCTGGATAATATATTCGTGGATCATGTCTATCTGGCAGGCCCAGCAAAGCCTCGCCGTCTCCACTTTCCAGATCCCGTTTTTCATGGTTCCACCTCCGTGACCGTCACGCGTATGTAGGGCTTGTCGTGGAAATAGTGCTCAATGCCCCTCACCCACCGGCGGCTGTCGTCGTGGAGCAGAATGCCCTTCATGCCGTCCTCGATCAGCTTCGCCATGTAAGCGTGGTTGGAGCAATCCAGCCTGTCATTCCACTGGAAGGTCAGTACTGCGGGCCTTTCAAAAGGCCGCTTACGAATGTGGGCGGCGTTGATAGCGCTCACCGTCAGCGTGTGCCACAGTCTCGCGTCGTCCCGCCGCTTCGACCAGTGCTTTCCCGCATAGATAGCATTCAGCCCATATGCCTTGTTCCACGCCTTCCTTCCGGCGTCGGTGTCCGGATAGCGGATGATGAATGATTCTCTGCTCATGTCCGGCCCTCCAACGCCTTTTTCGCCTCGCCCCAGGTGATCCCATGCTCGGAGGCATATCGGGTAATCGGGTCAGGCGTGTGGGGCGGCAGTTTCTCCAGCAGCTCGTCGATCCAGTCCGGCCCGGACTTCTCCGGTTCCGTTATCTCTGGTGTCAGACCTGCCGTCAGGTTCGCCACATCCGGAAAATAGTTCCCTTTCGGCGACCGGGCATAGGCAATGATCTTCTCCCGCACGCCGCCCTGATAGGGGTACGGCTTCAGCGCCAGCCACCACGCCGCCTTCCGGCTGTCCGAAACGGTTTCCCGCGGCCAGAACAGCCCCAGCGCCGTGAAAACCTGTTCAAATTCTTCTTTCGTCATGTTCTCTCCTTCTCCCGTACTGCCCTCTATACACCCCCCACAAGAAGAAATATCTCTCTTGTTGTGGGTGTGTAAGGGGGATATAGGGGGATAGATAGGGGGACAAAGGGGGATTTTCGCCCGCGCCGCCGTCGTGCGCTGGCTCGATCCCGGCCAGCCGTCACGGTTCGCGCCCACGATACGCCCCGCTGTGTTGTCCTCTTCCTTCCACTCTCACCTCAAAACGGCAAATCTTCTTCGTCCTCGATCTCGGCAAACTCTCCCTCGCCCGGCTCCACGTCCACGGCCTTGCCTGCCGCCTTGTAGCCGCCAACAGGAGCGCCGCCATAGTCGCCACCGTACTCCTTCTTGCTGTCGCCGAAGTACACGTTGTCGGCCACGACCTCTGCATTGCGGCGCTTGTTGCCGTCCTTGTCCGTCCAGTCACGAATCTGCAACCGGCCCTCCACGATAGCCATACGGCCCTTGGCGAAGTACTTGCTGACGAACTCGGCGCTGCTGCGCCATGCCACCACCTCGATGAAGTCCGTCTCTTTGGTGCCGTCGGCGTTCTTAAAATCCCGGTCAACGGCCAGCGCGAACCCGGCCACCGCCGTACCGTTCTGCGTCCGCCGCAGCTCCGGATCACGGGTCAGGCGTCCCATGATGAAAATCTTGTTCAGCATTTCTTGTCCTCCAATCTGTATTCGGCGAAGCTCACGCTCTCGCCGTATCGGTTCTTGTTTGTCACTGTCCGCTTGCTGATGGCGTGTCCTGCGTGGCGTAAGTCCCAGATTCTCGCGCCCAGACGGTAGCAGCCAAACTCGCGGGCGGCGTCCAACTGTGTAATGGGGCCTACCGTCTCCATATACTCAAGAATTCTGTCGCACTGTGTCATAAGCCCTCCTATAAGTACGATTTCCCGAACTCGCGCCGGAAATCATCTTCCGTCCAGCCATGCTCCTGCATGGCCTTTAGCTGTCCGTATCGCCGCAGCCTGCGCATTTGTTCGCCGCTGCGGTGTACTGCCGTCTTTCCGTTCCTGTGGCACCTGTTGCCGCATAGATAGACCACAAGGCCGTATTTTTCGCTTTTCTTGCGATATGCTGCACCAAATATGTGGCTAATGGTGCCGTTCTAATGGATCGCTTGCGTCACATCTTCCGCAAAGAAAACATTTCCTGTTATTTGGCACCGTTTATCACCTCATTTCTGAACCGAATCGCATCAGATAGGTTCTTAAAATCTCTGCTTGTTTTCGCCCACTTGATATTCACGCGATATCCTTTTTTGTAGCGAATTATGTATTTCTCCCCGGTTGATGACGGTCTATAGCGGCCTTTTTGGTGACGCATAAGATGCCTCGATCGACCGACATTTTCTTTTTGCGTAACCCACTCCAAGTTATTTACCACATTATTGCTCCTGTTGTGATCGCGGTGATCGACAACCAAGTTTTCCCCTTCCGGTTTATCAAGAAACACTTCCGCTACAAGGCGATGAACATAATAATTAGTCCTTACTCCATTATCGCGGAGTGACACATAGGCGTACCCGTTTCCGTTGTTTCCTGGCGCCAAAACGTGTCCTTTATCCGTTCGCGGCGAAGTCCCACCGTGGCAATTATTTACAATCCGCGTTCTCGTTAGTGAGCGCAACCGTCCCATATTGCTTATTTCGTAAGCCCCTTCATAACCAGGAACGGGTTTCCAAATTTCACCCATTCACCAGCACCTCCGTTCCGTCAGGTACATACTCTGGGCAGTAATGGATGGCGAAAGATGTGACCTCGCCCGCATTCCCCTGATATTTCGTGGTGGGGGTCGCGTCCCAGCCCTTCACAGGCTCCGGGTACTTCTGCGACCAACTGCACCCTCCGGCGTAGTTCCGGCACGTCCAACATGGTTGTGGATGGCCGGGGCGGCGGTCTGCCTTTCTCCTCGCCTTACAGCCGCAGCTGTATGCGCCTCTCAGATTCCGCGCCAGTACCACCCGCGTCTTGCCGCAGTCGCACACGCAGAGCCATTTCGGCCCATCCGGCCCCGATCCGAGGCAGTGGTCGACCACCAGCATCCCGTGCCGCTCTCCTGTGTGGTCAGTGCGGCGCGAACCTGTTGTGCCGCCCCGGTGCAGTTGCTTTCCCGGTGTGAAGGTCGCTTCCGGCGTCCACCCCCTGTCCAGCCGGTTCCGCAGCGTCTTTTGCGGCAGATTTAGTTCCTTCGCCCATTGCCGCATGGTCAGGGACTTTCCGTGGGCGGTATAGATTTTTGCTGTGCTCATACGCTCACCTCGCCCCACCGGGACACCAGCGCATCCAGCTCTCTGGGCGTCATGGTCTCGATACCGTTCTCCTTGCAGTCCGCCACCACCAACACAATGAGCTGTGACATCTGAGCCGTGTCGTAATCGCTGGAAGATAGGTAAGACCGGACATTGTGATAGCCCTTGATATTCCGGCACGGCCCCATGTCCTCGATCATTCGGCCTATGTGGCCGCTGCACCAGACTTTTTCCCATGCGTCAATGCGATCCTCCCGCACCGGCACCACCTCATAGCCGCCGCCGATATCCGGGATATAGGCCCGGTAGATGCCCTCCGGCTCGATCTTCAGCTTGTCCGCCAGCCGGTTCACCAGCACCCAGAAATAGGCATTGGCGTCCAGACTGCGGCCCTTGCGCTTCAACGTCAGGCTGTACTCTTTTCCCGCTTTCAGGCTGTCGCACACGTCCATAGCCGTCTTGTCGCTGCCTACCCGGAAGGCCAGCCACGACCCGTCGCCGTCCCGCAGCCACCGTGCGGCGTCCACCGTCACCTGCTGCATGGCGCTTCCTCCTTTCGGGGCCACCGGCCTGTTTTCAGGCACGTGGCCAGATACCGCAGCCGGGGCAGGTACTTCTCCTCCACCCACGTTTCATCGTACTCGATGGGCCACAGGCTGATCCTGCCGGGGTCGACGGGCAAAAAGAAGTTCTGCTTCTCCGCTTCGCCGACCGGATAGGCCGCGATCCGGCACATCTTCCGCCGCCGCAGGCCCCACCCACTGGCAAACATCTCCACCTGACACTGCATCCAGTAGGCGCGGCTCACCTTGAAGGGAGCCTTGCTGTAGGTCTTGACCTCCGTAACGGTCTGGGCATCGTCCCCGTCGTAGTTCACCCGCAGCCGCAGGGCGTAAACCTTGATCTGGCGGTCGCGGGTCTTTACCCCCATCGCGTCCAGAATCTTGTGTTCATAGGCCGTGCCCGCCTGCATGGCGGCGTTGGTGTAGTGATCCTGCCGGATGCCCAGCTTCACCGCCCACCACTTTCGGAACGTCTCCGTCTCCCACGATCCCATGATGGTGGCCGTGTCCGATGCCCCGAACCACCCGCTCCTGTCCTGATCGTGGATCACAGCTTGCTCACCGCTTTCTCAAGGCCGTCCAGCTTGGCGAAGTAGCCCATCAGCTGGTTCAGCTGCTTGTCGTTGATCCGCAGGGCGGCCAGCAGGTCTTTGTGATCCAGCCCCGCCTTTTCCTTGGCGGTAATGGCCCGCTCCAGCCGCTCCCGGATGGCCCAGATGCTGTGGCGGCTCAGATCGTCCTCGCCGTCGTCCCCGTCGCCGCTCTCGGCCCACAGGTCGAAGCCCAGCCCCGTCCGCAGGCCCACACCCTTCACGAAGGCGCGGGCCTGCGCGTTGGAAATACGCAGCTGGTTCAGCGTGTCCTCATAGACCACCAGCGCCCCGTTCAGCAGCGGCGTGTCCATGTTGAACACCAGCTCGTCGATGTGGATTTCCACGCTGACGAACCAGCACTGCGTCTTGTAGCCCTTCCGGGTGGTCACGTCCGCCTGCGGCCACAGATAGGTCTTTGTCTCCGGGCAGACGCGGGGTGTAAACCATACGTCCTTCGCGCCGTTCTCGTGCAGCAGCTTCACACACTTGGCCCAGTTCAGATAGGGGATATCCACCACGTTTCCGTTGTCGTCCTTGGCCTTCCGCGTCTCGCAGAAGGGTCTCACATCGACCTTAATCAGTTCTTCAAAGGGTAGCAGTGCCATTTGTCTTTGCCTCCTTATAACGTTTCTTCAAATCCGCCCAGCTGCCGCCGTCCAGTACGTCGTCCAGCCAAGCTTCTTCCGTGTCGCCCAACTCCTGAGCGCCTTTTTCAAACAGGTTGACGATGGCGACCTTCCGGCAGGCAGGACACAGGAAGCTGTTTCCATACTTGCTTCCAACATGCCCGTCGTCCCACGTCACGTGAGCGCAGCAGATATCGCACTCAAACACCTCGTCATAGTCGGTGTCGCCGCAGCAGGGACACACCTTCGCCCCGTCGCCTTTGTTCCAGAAGTCGGGATCGTACCGGGGTTCCTCAAACTCCCGCCCGGTCTCATTGCATCGGTACATGCGCTTCTCCTCTTGACAGGCGGCCAAAAAGCCGCTATCATAAGCTTGTAAAATCTTTTTCAAGGGTTTTGCCCGCCCAGACGGAGTGCCAGCTCCGCCGGGGCTTTTTTTACTTACATCATCACGACCACACTGCCGTCGTCGATCATGTCCTTCAGCGCTTCCTCCAGATATGCCTTGATGGTCTTGCGGGCCGCCAGTTTCCACATGCCGCCGTCCGCCTCCGTGAAGGTAATGCCCCGCTCGTCAATGCGGATCAGGAACAGGCCCTCCGGTTGTTCCACCTCCTGGAAGGTGCGGTAAGGCCGCAGCTTTACCAGCGGGCGGATGGTGCTGTTCTGCTGGAGGCTTACGCCCTTCTGCGTGACTACCGTCGTCGCCACGCCAATGTCGTTGTATGTGACCTTCGCGCCGCAAGTGATCTGGCTCAGCAACGTCAGCGTGTAATCGCGGTCGCCGCCATCCTGAAAACGGGTCTGCAAGGCCACAGCCGCCTTGTCAAAGGCCATCTTCACCTCGCCGTACCAGCCGGGAACGTCCTTCGCCTGCGCCTCGTAGTAGAAAATACGCGCCTCCCGCAAGTCCTTCTGCGGATGGCCGAAGCAGGCCACGGTCATGTGATCCTTCACGGACAGATACAGTTTGTCCGCACAGCGATCAACGCTGACGCCCTCCGTCCTGACCATCTGCACCAGCGCGTCTAGACTGTTCAGTTCCAGACAGACCTGATAGACCGCCTCCGGGATAATCTCCCGCGCCTCGCCGTCCTTGTCTACCACATATGCCTTTCCGAGTGCATCCTTGTAGATTTCCGGCTTTGCCAATTTCTCGATCTTCTCAATAGCTTCCTTCAACATGATTTGTTCTCCTTTTCATTGGTGGTGTGCCCGTTCCACAGGGCCGAAGAGGCGTACACATTGCTGGCCCGATTCTCCGGCGAGATGTAGATCTTATATTTCATTTCCCGCACACCTCCATCACCTCGATGCCATACACGATGGCGCAATGGTTTTCCACACTACACCCTCTGGCGTTCTCCCAACCAGGCGCAAACACGGCCACGTCCGCCGTGCTCAGCAGCTCCAGCGACTTGCCCAGGAACCACAGCGGCCGTGCATCTGCCGGGGCGTTCTCAAAGAAGCTGTCAATCACCTGGATGTTCTCGCCGTAATGCTCCCGTGCTTTGGCGATCAAGCGCTCCCGTTCGGCCTTGATCTCCTCATTGGTCTTGCCCTTCATGGGCTGGCTGATAAAGATTTTCATGCTCGTGTTCTCCTTTTATTCAAAATTGACCAGCTTCAAGCGGGCCGGTGCTTCCTGTTCGCTGCCGTCAACGGCAATCTGGCCGGGAATCTGCGGCACCATCTCCACCACCGTATGCTCGTCTACGGCGTACAGCATCGTGGTAGCGGGGTTGGACGGGGCCAGCGTCGTCTTGACCAGACAGTTGACCACGATGTTCTGGCGGGTGTCGTCGGGGCAAAGCTCCAGCGTGATGGTCACCTTGCGCTTTGCCTTGGCAGCTGTGTTGGGGTCGAAGATGTTTTCCATCAGGTGCGGCATTTCGTAGTCCACGCGCTCCTGAAAGGCGCCCCGGCACATCTGCAAGATAGACCGCTGGGCCTCTTCTCGGTTTTCGATCTGCAAAATAATTCCTCCTTTTCAGCGGGCGTTACCCGCAAAATCATCTCTTGTGCCTGTGCTTCATTCTGGCCTTCTTCACGGAAGCTTTCCGCTTTCCGGCGCTGGCGTCCCGCGAAGCCTCGGCGGCTGCGGCCCGTGCGACATACACCTTGTCCCGCGCCGCCCGATACTCGGCGTACCAGTGGGAGCAGTGCAGCATGCAGTCGCCGCTTCTGTCCGGGCAGTCCGGCGTACAGGGGCTTTGCGGCACGATCTGGTGCTCCAGCATCACGCTCATACCACCACCCCCAGCACCTCCAGCAGCTTGTCCCGCTTGCGGAAGGTCTCCAGCGGCTGCGCCCCGGTCTCCAGCCGTGTGATCGTCGCCTGACTCACGCCGACACTGTGGGCCACCGCCTCCTGTGACCAGCCCAGACGCATGCGGGCCTCTTGCAAAAACCGCTGTTCCTCCGCATACCGGCGCTGATTCTCCCGGTAATATCCGCTGGCATACTTGGCGATCAGCACGGAATTTTTCCTGCGGTACGCGGCAAAATACGGCTTGTTGGCCGCGTAATACGCCTTCTGATAGGCGTTTCTCTTGCCGTTCATCACCGCCTCCCTTCCAGCCGGTCTATCAGGTGCATGAATTGCACCGAGACCGTCAGCGCTCCGATGATGATCATGATGTAGGCGATCATGTTTACACCGTCCTTTCTTCGATCCATTTGTCCAGCAGCGCCCGGAAGATCTGGAACGACCGTCGGCCCTGATCGTTGACGATGCAAAAGCCAAACTCAAACTTGCCTTGTTCCAGTCCGTTTGCCAGCACCACGTTACCAATCTTAAAGCCGTGGCCGCGCAGATACTCCGCAGCTTGATTCAAGCTCAATGTTTCGATCATTGGTATCTCCTTCCCATGGTAAGATAGCTTACTCGTGGTCAATTGCTTCGCTGATCGCGCCGTCCACGATTTTCAGCACGATGCGGCATTCCTCATAGCTCACGGCCAGATCGGCCGTGACCAGCAAATTAAGGATCTTGCCTGCGGCTTTCATCAGGTTTGCCATGCGGGCCGGTGTGATGTAGTAGCCGCACTGCTGTATCACCCGTTCTTTTTCCGCGTTCAGTTTTTCAATTGGTGTCATTTATTTGTTGCTTGCCTTTCCCCCACGGAAGTGATATACTGTCCGTAGGAACATGTGGTTTGTGTTCTTCTCTCGCCCTGTTCGGTCTGCTACACCGGGCAGGGCCCTCTTTTTATGGGCAATTGCGCATCCCACCGAAGCAGCTCGGTGCTTCACCATGCTCGTCACCACCGCGCTTTACCTTTGCAAAACTATCCGTCGCTAATCGTTACGGTTCCATACCTTTGCTTGGCATATCGAAGCTCCTCGAATCCTTTGCTGCGCGGGTCAATGCGTCTCGATTCCGTCACAGGTCAAAACTACGCATCGCCTTTGCCGCTCAATGCTCCAGCATTCCGCACGTCACCATTGCCATGCAATTCGTTTCCCTACCGTTGCCAAACTACGCCTCGGCCTGCCTTACCCTTGCTTGATGTTGACTTCCTCCCAGGTGAATCGCCCTTTCCCACTGTTGCGCCACTGACCCATTCCGGAGTACCGTCCGTAGTCCAGCCACTCTCGCACAGCCTTCTCGTGGTCGTCGCACAGGCACACAATGGTAAAGTCACACGTTGCGCCGGCGGGAATCTGCTCAGACAGCGCCAGACTCACGCGCTCACCCTGCATAGTCTGTGCCCGAAGAGGTCTGCTGCATTCGCCGATCTCACCGGCAAAAAAGACGGGGATGGTGCGCGGCTCCACGAAGATCAGTTTGTCGATTTCCTTCTTGTATGCCTTGATACCGCTGGATTTTGTTCCCTTGACACGCCGCAGGCCGCCGCAGGTATCCTTGAAAAAGCCCTTAATCTGATAATCGTAGAAGAACGGCGTGCCATCGTCCAGCTTCGGGAAAATGGTCTTGCCTTTCTCAACAACGCCCTCTACGCCGAGGGCGGCAACCTCATCCTCAAGGGTGTAAGCATCCGGCGCGTTGCCTCCGATAAACTCACGATAGATGTCAGGATTACCGGGGCAGGTGCCCAGCACCGCTTCCGTAAAAGTCAGTTTCACTTTGATCTCTTTCATTTTTCATTCTCCTCGTTTCTTCATTTCTCCTTATTTCTCTTTCCGTCCCTCCGCCGTACACCGCATGGCGTCCTCAATTTCCGCCACCGTCACGCCGTAAAGCCTTGCCAGCGTCTTGTGGTACTTCCTTGCGATGCCGTTCACGCGGTTCTCCCAGTTCGACACGGCAGCGACAGTCACATTGCACTTCTTCGCAACGTAGCTCTGGCTCAAGCCCGCGTTTTCTCGCAGCGCCTTTAATTCCAAGCTCTCAGCCCTCCTTTCAGTGTTCAGAACTTTATCTTGACAAACGCTATACCAACCGTTATTATGTAAGTGTCAGCCAACAAAATATCGGCTATAAGCCCGCAAAACGGAGGTTTCCGATGGGGGTTTGGTTTTTTGTTGTCTGCTTCAAGTTCTGTAAGGCTATTATAAACGAAATTTTTTCGTTAGTCAAGATTATTGGCGAATTTTTTTCGTTGATAAATTGCATAAAAAAAGATGCTAATTTTGGACATCTTGTAGAAAGGGTATACTGTGGGATTGTTTAGTAAGTTTCTGGGAAAGCCGGAAAAGCTTCAAAATAATGCAATATCTCCTGTTGAAAAACAGGGCTCGCTGCGTTTTGACTATTTACAAACCAATGAGCCTGTCGAGAAAATAGCATTGTTGTTAAAAGGCAGATGCATAAAAGAAAATCTTTCAAAACAAGATTGGCTGAAAGCAAGCAGCGCAATTGAATACGAAATGGGGAATTACGTATTTATGCCTTTTCAGGTTTGCAACTGTTCTTATATTGGAGAAGGAAAAGCCTGGACAAGTTATAATCTAAACAACAAAAGGGCTTTAAGCTTGGCAATAAATGAAATAAATTATCATTTGAGCACATTACGCGAACTTGAACCGGAGCAAGATGCCATACCTAAAATTGTTCCTTTGGACTACAATATAAAATTCGGAACAATTTGTTTTGATTATTCTTCCGTTGTGCGAGCCGGAGATTTTCCAAGAAGCTATATTGTGTATGCGCCAAAAACAAAAACTGGAAAGCGATCTCAATACCCTCTTATCGCATTTTTTAATACGATCAAAAATAGTGAAAATAATAATGGCGGTGAAAACTACTGTGGAGAACTGTATTACTCCATAAATGGTGACCTGTCAAAAGCAACCGTTCATTGCTGGAAACACAGGAAATTTACAGAGTTTAATTTTTCCGTTGTCGGCCGAACTTTTTTAATTTCATCAATTAAAACGGTAGACGAAAACGGTCGAATGTTCTCTGTATACGATTGCAATTGGAAATTTACAGATTACGCCGACTTTTCAGATTAAATTTGAGGTAATTGTTGTGCCAAAAAGAGATACCGTCTTTATAAATTATGAAAAAACTGTTCAGCTGATAAAAGAAAAATATAGAAATAATACTATTTTTTGCGAAGCCATCAACAAAGCGATGGGAACAGAGCGTACAACAAAGTGGGTAAGTGAGTGGAAAAGAAACAGTAATCTTCCTTCCCCGGAAGAAGCGGTTTACATTTGCGTCTTGCTCCAAACCACCCCAGAAGAAATCCTTCTCCACGAGGGCGAAACCGAAGAGGAAACCGCCAAGTGCCAGAAGGACATTGCCCTTGTCCGTGACCTGCTTGATCAGCAGGGCGCAAAAAAAGCGCCCACTGAAACCAGTGAGCGCGAATTTGTACCATCTTATGAAGATTGGGAAAAGCAGGCTGAAAACTGGACGATAGACCAGCTGGATAACGCCATCTGGAAGCTGTTCCAGATCAAGAGGAAAAGAGAAGGTAAACATGGCGATTGAATTGACCAAAAGCGCAAAGAAATCTCTGGCGACACTCTACCGCGAGTATTGCCAGAGATTAAACGCGGGTGAAAAGAAAGCGCAGGCTGCGTCTTTCCAGTCTTACAGTGAATTTGTGATGGACAATCGGAAAGAGCTGAAAGACGCGGGATTTATTCGAGTTGACCTTTTGGGTAATATTTATTTGACGGACAAGGCCATTATTTACATGGAAAATAAGACGGCAGACGCCATCAAAGAATGGCTGTCATTCGGCACACAATTTATACCCTAAATTGTTTTCGATGAAATCAAGGAACTGCTTCCCGGTAAACAGGTTCCCGGCGTGGGCTTTTTCAATGCTGAAAGATACGTCGCATCCATCAGCGTAAAATTTGAATTCTTCGCAGCGGATCGGCAGGCCGTTTACAATGACATACGTCTTGTCCCCGTCAGACGCGATCAGAATTTTCGGGTTTGATAGTTCCATCATTTTCAAGCTCCTTCCATAATTTGTTTTGCTCTTCCTTTGTCAACGTTGCTACAGCAGAAAGAAATTTCTCCCGCAGCGCCATGATCATTGTACCACAGTTTTCGTTTTGTCTCAAGTGTACCTGTTCCGTCATGCTTCCTTTCCTCCATCCAAATTTCTGCGTTAGAACAAGCGTTTCATTTGTGTGCTTATTGTAACATAACCTTAACTGTTTTGCAACCGCTAGATGTGGTATAATTTTTGTGAAAGATCACTATCGTCAAGGGAGGCGTTCCGCCCATGTCCCATCGTTATAACTGGCCTGTGTAAGCCCTCCGCCGTCTCCGCAACAACGGCGGAGGGCTTTTCCCGACGGGCACCCACCATGCCCGCCGTGCAAAAACAGGGTAGCAACAACAACTTGGGTAGGTCAATGCCGAAGATGGGTATTTGACAAAACTAGACATGCCGACATTCGGGCATCTCCTACCCAACAATGGGGAGAGGAGCAGAAAATGAGCAAGTCTTTACAGGATATATGCAGAGAGGCCAGAGACCGACAGGGTATGACCAATCAGGACGTTGCAGACAATTCCAACGTGCCGCTTTCCAGTGTGCAAAACTTTTTTGCATCTACATCTAAAACGCCAACTGTAAATAACTCCGGCAACATATGCCGGGCCTGTGGTGTTTCGCTGGACAAGTATTTTAGCATCACGCCGGATGTTCTGCCGGAAGAGCAAATAGAACAAATGGAACGCGATCACAAAGCGGAGCTGGTAATGGCAAATCTGGAAGGACGGATAGAACAGCTTTCCAAGACCGAGAAGCGTATGCGAATATCGCTTTACAGTATCTCCGTCCTTGCTGTGGTTTTGCTAATGACGTTAATCGGCTATGTGGCGTTTGACTATCAGTTGCCCAACGTCGGTCTTATTCAGGGCAGACAGGCCAGCACTTTGGCGTGGATCGTCATCATCCTGCTGGCTGTCGGCGCTGGTGTGATCGTATCTGCGTTTTTGAGCGCCCTGCGATACGGTAAATTTATTGCACCGAAGGAAAAATAGACATGGAATGTAAGAGCTGCAAAAAAGAAATACCGGACGGCGCGGTGTTTTGCCCCTGGTGCGGAAAGAAACAGGCCACAGCGCCCCGCAAGGCGTTGAAGCGTCCCAACGGAGCCGGGACTGTTTATAAGCTCTCAGGCCGCCGTACAAGGCCGTGGGTGGCCGCGAAAAACAAGGTCATCGTCGGATACTACGAGAAGAAAACGGACGCTCTGGCGGCCTTGGAAAAGCTTTCCGGCAAGGACTTGGATGAGCGGTACAACATGACGTTCGCGGAAGTCTTTACAGAGTGGAAAGCGGAGCATTACCGCGAGATTGGCGAAAAGGGCATTGAGACTTACGAACGTGCTTATGTGATTTTTCAACCGCTGCACGATAAGAAATTCCGCAGTCTGCGCACCGCCGATTTTCAAGCTGTGATCGACCAGCACATGAGCAAAAGCCACTCCACAGTCAACAAGTACAAGCAGCTCATTACCCAGATGTCCACATGGGCCGTGCGGGAGGAGATTTGCACCACCAACTTTGCCCGGTTTGTGAAGCTTCCGGAAAACGTCAAAAAAGAAAAGGACGTGTTCACTTCCGCCGAAATCAAAAAGCTGGAAAAGGACGGCAGCGATACCGCCAAGATCATCCTCATGCTCCTTGCCACCGGTATGCGTATTGGCGAACTGTTCAACTTACCACTGAAAGATTATCACGGTGACTATGTGATCGGCGGCGAAAAGACGGAAGCGGGCAAAAACCGCATTATCCCCATCCGGCCAGAAGGCCAAGAGTATTTTGCATACTTTGCAAAAAAAGCAAACGGCAGTTTACTAATTTCAGGCTATGATGGGCAAAAAGTCCCCGCCAATTTCCGCAGGCGGGAATATTACCCCTTGCTGGAAAAGCTCAAGATAGAGAAAAAGACCCCCCATGCCACGCGGCACACTTACGCCACCCGCGCAGTCAAGGAAGGTCTTGCCCCTGAATATCTGCAAAAAATTCTTGGCCATGCCAATTATGCCACCACCGCCGACGTTTACACCCACATTGACGCCGAAACGCTGGTTGGTGCGGTTACTAGCGCGTTACTAGCAAAGCAAAAATAGCAGAAAAAGAAAAATCCCCGTAACCCGTATGGTTACGAGGATTTTTTGGTGCCCCGTCGGGGATTCGAACCCCGGACACCCTGCTTAAAAGGCATAGCCAGCAATCAAAAGTCGAGTACAAGTTGGTATTTCCCAGAAATACACGGCAATATTGCAAGTTTTTCTCAAAAAATGTTTCTTTGTTCCCGCGTGTTTTCACCGGGTAGCTAGCAAATTACTAACAATTTTACCGCCCCAGCTTTGCCATCACGCTGTTGTACACTCGGCTATTGGAAATGATCAGCGCATCCATTAGCTCATCCATCACGCCCCACGCCTTTTCCGGCGACACTTTGGCAACCGCCTGTAAAAACGGGCTGTCGCCGTACTCGCCTACCAACTGCATTTCCGGAGCGGGCGCGGCGGAGTACATGACCGGCATTTCCGAAAGGCTTACCTTTTTGTGTTGATTTGCGATGGTGTATAACGCGGCTAGCTTTTCATAGTTGCTCCAGCTGGATTCTTCGGTTTCAAGCCTACTAATCCATAGTTGCACTTCCTTCTCGTCGATCACGGGGGCGCACCCCCTTACATGTTCTCCATCTGCGTCATGCAGCGCCGCAGAACTTCACGCACGTTGTCATCGTCGGTGTCGCGGATCATGTCCTGCAGCTGGCGGCGCATATGCTCACGGGAATCATCCCGGCTATAGCGGCCCATAGAATCGCGGTGGCGGCCACGGTAAGAACTGCCCCGCCCGTAAGTGCCGCGAATGTTGGCATCCCAATCGCCGCTGCGGGAATAGCCGCCGTCGTACATTTCGATCTTGTCGATGTTCTTGATGGAAGAAACGGCCTTGTGGATGATCTCCAGATCGCCGGCACCCAGCTCGCCCTTGCGGGCCAGCTCGTCCAGTTCCTCGCACAGCATATCCCGGATATCGTTTAATGCTTTTATGCTCATGTTATCGCTCCTTTCAAGAAATTCGGTCAACGGCCATGTTGGAGTAGGCAAAGCTGACGGCCTGCGTGCTGGTGTTTTCCATTGCCACAGTCAGGCAGCAGTTGCGCGGTACCTCCACGATGGTGCTGACGTAGATATTGAAGTAGTTTTCCACCGCCGCAGGCGTAACAATAGCTGTCGCGCTGTTCAGCGGTTCACCGTTAATCGCCAGAGCTGCGCTGATTGCCTCCACCGTGCCGCCGGTGGGGATAGCGATGTTGCCGCCAAAAGCGACGCGGAACCGGGCTTTACACTGGTTGGTTAAACCCCGCAACGTTACAATTCCAGCGCCAGGACGGTGAACGATGCAAGGCTTGCTATTGACCGCAGTTTCAGTAAGCGGAACATTCTGACTGGCGGCAACAGTCTGAATTGCCACAGAAGTAAATTCTGCCATTTATATCATTCCTTTCTCAAAAAATACAGCGGCGGAGCCAAAGCCCCGCCGCGTTGGTGTCAGTATCAGCACGGGGCTGAACAGTTCGGAAATTCCGAACAGCTGATGCTATGCAGTTTTCAGCAGCCGCAACCGGTTCCGCATCCGCCATAGCTGCTGCCCGACCAAGGATTACAAGTGATGTAAGCCGGGGTGGGGCAAGGGCGCAGCTGGGAGATCAGGTAGTTGTTCTGTGCAGCCTGAGAAGCGGCAAGGCGCAGCTCCTGATTGGCACTTTCCAGATCGCGCATCTTGCTCTGCGTCAGGAAGTCAAGGATGGCGCGGCTATTCTGGTTCTGGTTGTCGATGATGTCACGCGCAGCGGTGTTGACCGTGTTGCGGGTATCGCACGCCTGCGTCGCCATGTCGTACCGCACCTGGGCAATAGCCGCCCGGTTCTCGCAGCAGCACTCCTGGTTCTGCATCTGCATGGCGTTGAGCTGCTGCATCAGCGCCGCCTGCTGGTTGCTGCGGGAAAGCTCGGCCTGTGCAAAGCCGTTTGCCATTGCCATGTTGGTGCCGTTGACAAGCTGCGCCTGCTGGTAAAATCCGTCGCAAAGACCCTGATTTACGCTGTCGATCTTGCGCTCGACATTAGCAAAATCAGAGGTCAGCACATAACCGTCGACCACGCCGCCGGAATTGCCGTTGTTGCCCCAGCTGTTGCCGCCCCAGCCAAAGACGGCAAAAATGAGGAAGAGAATAATGAGCCATGCGCCGTCACCGCCCCAGCCGAAACCGCCGCCGTTGTTGGTAGGCGAAACCGGCATGGTCAGCATGGGAGCGCCGCCATCGGAAAGAGACATAGTATCACTCCTTTTAATTAAAGTCAGTTTTATCTAAATCGTGGCCACGATAAAGAATTAAAGAAAACGCTGTAAACATTTAATTACTGCATCAGGCTTTGGAACTGCTTTGCCATCTGCTGAAGCTGGTTAAGCTGCTGCTGATTCAGTTTACCGCTCTGCAAGAGCTTCTCGACCTCTGCTTTTGGATCACCCTGAAAATTCGCCTTGAACTGCTGAAACTGCTGCATCATCTGGGCAAAGTTGCCCATAGGGCCATGCCCGCCGCCCAGCGCGGCCATGAACGGATTACTCATCGTCCTCTTCCTCCTCCGCCTTGCGTTTCTTCTTACCCTTTATTTCGCCCACAAGTGCCGCCAGCGCGTCGAACTCCTTCCGGGTGACAAATTCCACGCCAGGCTTTTGCGGCGCTTCTTGGGGCGTTTCTGTGCGTTCTACAAGGTCATAAATTTTAAGGGACGGTTTCCCGCTTGCGTCCGCCTGCTTGAGGTACACCGTCGGCGCGGTGCTGTCCCACAAGGCAACGGCAGCATTGGGCGCGATCATCCAGTTACGCGCCTCCTGTTCGCCGCTCACCCACTGCACACCGCCCTGCGCGATGGGATTCTGTGGGGGCATTTGCTGAGGCATTTGCGGCATTATCTGCTGCTGCCGCATTTGCATAAGGTTGTCCTGCATCGGAGGGGGATAATAGGGGTTCTGGTAGCCATAAGGGTTAAAAGCCATTGTCATTCCGTCCTTTCCCAATAATACAAAACTGTTTCGTTTGAGCTATCCCAGCTGTCGTATAAAACGCCGTCACGCACACACACCACATGGCCGGACAGGGCGAGGATGTACGTCCCTACCGGATGCTCGTCCGCAAATTGCCCCACCGTGTAGCAGTCCGGGCAGGTGTCCGGCACGATATGCCGCCGGAAGCCTATTGACCGCAGATAAGCGCCCCAGCAGGAGTTTGCCGACGGCATGTCCCCATCAAGATAGCCCTGTACGCACAGCCAGAGATACGCCTCTCCCCAATCCATCCCGGTGGCCTTTGAGATGGCGCGGACGGTGCAATCTCCCGTGTTTTTCCCCTTTGGGTTTTCGTTGTAATAGCTATACATATTCCCGTCTGTCATCGAAAAACAGTTCAATGATGTGGACAAACATAGAAAGCCCGGATTCGTCGTTTTCATACAGTCGGCAGATATCCGCTGCCATTTCCTCTGTGTATCCGCACTCGATCAATCGCTCTCTGTTGCTCATGTCCGCACCTCCTTGTTGCTTCCAGTGTAAAAGAAAAAAGACCAAACAAATGGCCGATAAATGGTCATTGTTTGGTCTTTTGACTATAAATTCTTTATATGGTCTGCGATTTTCCCGTAAGCGCGTCGTCTGCGCCGGTTGATGTATTCCGGCGTGACATATTGCTGTGTGCATAGCTGTGCGTAGCTTTTGCCTTTTACGTCGCACTCGATCAGGAAAAATGCTTCGTCGCTTGGCAATCCCAGACCGGCGATGAAACTCACCGCCCGCTGGGGCGCCATAGACTGCAACTTTGCTCGGATAGCTCGATGTGTCGGATTCATGCTGATTCCCACGCCGTGAGCTTGCGGAGCTTGCGCGGAGACGGAGGGCGGCGGATCGTAGCCTCACGCCTCGCTCAGATGCAAGTTTTTATTTCGTCGCCTTTGTAATAAACGCGTTCGGGTACACCTTCTGCACTTCCTTGAGAAATGCACCCGCATTGGCTTTTACGCTGAATGCGCCGATCTGCACGCGGTAGATTACATTCCCGGCCGTGGTGGGTTTGTTGGCCGACTTGAAGGTCACACCAAGGTAATTGCAGATTCCTTTTGCAATGGTCTCACCGATTAGTTCGGTATTATTGATGATCCATTGCGCCACATCTGGCACATCGTGGAAATCCACCTCAATGTAAACGGTGGGAGCGGCGGGTGTTTTCACCTCGAATAGCGACGGGTTGGCCTTGATGTTCTCACTGGTGCCCGGAGTAACCGGAGCCAGCACATCAAACACAGCTTTTGCCGCCTTGTACCCCTCGCTGGACTTGTCCAGCTGATAGCAAAAAATCCGCGTGCCGCTGGCCTTTCCGTTGGCGGCGTTGGTGTGGATCGGTACATGCAGGTCGGCCATGAAGTTGTCGGATGCTTTGCATCGGTTTGCCATGGTGTCATATTGACCGACCATGACCTTCACACCGCTGCGCTCCAGCGCCGTCTTGCACGCTGCCGCAATTTTGCCGCACTGCACATCCTCCGTGGTGTTGCCCACGGCGTAAGTGTTGCTCTTCTGATTGGAGGGAGACAGATAAACTTTCTTTTCCATAGCTTCTTCCTTTCCATAGGATGGGTGAAAGATCGCCCACGTTCCGCTGGTGGGCATAACGCGCTTTTTATAGCCGATTCCCTCAAAGGCACCAGTTCCCGCCGTAGACAACTTGGCTTTTTCTGCGGTGGAAAACACCATGTTGTTTCCTTCCAGCGTGATAAAGGTCGTACCGTCAAGCTTCTCGTAAATGAAAAACACATGCTGGTACATCCAGCGGCTTTCTTTCTGGTTGTATTCGCAATAAAAGGCAATGTCACCCTTCTGCGCCTTGCTGTTGTCCTTGAGCCGCCATCCCTTGGCCGTCAACCACTCTCCGAGAGAACGGCACCACGCCGGGTTTTGGCAGCCGTCCAGCAGATACGGCTTTCCGCTCTGCCGGTCGGCGTACCAGATGGTGTACCCGCAGTACGCCACACCCATAGCGTTCCAGTACTTGTTTACCGTGGTGTTGTTCCCGGTGCCGGTTTCTCGCTCGCCCGCCAGCTTTTCCACCGGGGCAAGCATCTGAGATACAGACTTCATAGGGCGTCACCTCTTAGTCCGCTTTCCCCTCGCCGTTGACCACCTTCGCCGCAGCGCAGATGGCGTCGATCATCTCGCTGACTTTCTGTGCCGCTACATCGTCATAGGGGAAATTGGCGCTCTTGGCGGCGCTCTGCACGCCCGCCATGACCCACGCCTTGCGGGCCGCGCCTTCGGCAAACAGCCCCTCTGCCTGCTGCATCAGATCCAGCACAATGGCCACGATCTGAGACCAGTTCTTCTCCTGCACAGCCGCCTTGACGGTCTGCACCAGCTTGACCACCAGCGGAATGCACACGGCCAGACCGCTCAAAATGCTTACTACGATTTCAACCCAACTCAGATTATTCATGACATTACCTCATCTTTCGTTTTGATTTTTATCCCTGCCAGCAGGGCCAATTCAACTGTCCACGCCGAAAACCACGCTACCGTCAGCGCGTCCGGCACCATCTTATTGAAGAACGCCGCCACGATCACGGCGATGCAGTACCACGTCAGGTTGACCACCGCCAGAATCGTGAACTTTGTCCTCCGCTTCATTTTGGGCTTTTTCGCCACCCGCTTGCCGCTCATGGCTCCACCCAGTTCAGAGAGCTGGCGACGCAGAGCTTGTTGTAGTCGATCAAGCTCACCGTCTCGCTCCAATTATCCAGCACCAGCAGGAACTTCGCCCGCTGGTACTCCTCCACGCCCACCAGCACCACGCTGTGGTCGTGGTAGTAGCCCCGACCGTCGTCCCACAGGTTGAGGACGGCGGGAATGCCCCGTTCCGCCAGCCTACGGGCCGTCAGCCAGTTCCAGCCCACCACCTTGCCGTAGGCGCTGCGGGGCGTTCCCGGCTCATGCAGCACCCGCAAAAGCTCCTTGGTGATGGCCTTGACCGTCAGGGGATTCGTCCCCTTCTTGTCACCGTCGTAGCCGTGTTCCAAGGCGATGTGCTCGATAACGCCGTACCACCGCGCCCCGTAGATGCAGGCCAGCGAGGTTAGCGTACAGTCCAGCTCCTTGCCGTAGTTCTTTTGGAGCAGGCCCGTCATGGGGATCAGTTTCCGGTAAGTCTGCTTGCCCCGGTTGGGGTACTCCGCTTCCAGCCGCTTGTAGTCCAGTCTGTGGGTCATGCCGGTTCCCCCTTTCGGATGGGCAGGCGGCGCACCTCCTCCATCACGCGCTTGGCGCTGCCGTTGCCACCCATTTTCTCATACGGCGCGTAGAGGTAGTCGTTTAGGTTTTCGTACTCATCCTGCGTAATGTGCCCCCGCTGCACATACACCATACCCAGATGCACGATCCGGTCATGGGCCAAGCCGACCAGCATCTTGCGCTCTGCGTCGTTTTTGTCGGCCCGTTTGGCTACCAGCGCCCACAGGCCGCCGCTGGTCAGCGCGGCCACCACAATGGCGCTGATGGCCGGAATAACATATTGCCACATGTCAAATCACCTCTTTCTCACGTCGTCGCCGTTCCATACGGCAAAAACTCATCGTATAACTGGTCATACAGCCCAACCACGCCGTCGCTGTTGCGCACGAAGGGCCGCCACTCTCTCTGATCACCGCCGCTGCTGTGATGCTCCACCTTGTACAGCCGTATCGGTTGATTCGCGCCGCCGATTATCAGATTTGTGTCGGCGGTGAACGCCGGAACGCCGCTCATGTCGACCTTCTGTTCGCCATCCATGTACACCTTCTGCTCGGTCATCCACATCTCATGCTGCTCTCCGACAACCACAGGCTTCCAGATTTGCTGGTTGTGCCAGTCGATCTTGCCGTATACGCCGTTTGCGCCGTCGATATAAAATCGCATGTTTTTGGTGTTGCCCGCATGGATGACAGCGCCATAGGTCGTCGCCGCCAGCGGCGCCCACGCCACAAACATGTAGTCAGTGGACTTGCATGCTACGCCGGTGTCCAGTGTCGCGCCAGCGGGAATGTCAAGGCTGGGGATAAAGGTGTATTCGTCCGCCGCCGGTTTCTGCCACAGCACAGTACCCGCCGCATTGGTGATCTTTGCCACGCTGCCCTCTGGGATGGTAAGGCTTTTCACTTGTGAAAAATCCATAGCCACCTCACAAAATCTGAGATACGCCGGTCACAATGGTCTTTGTGACCTCACTGCCGTCCTCCAGCGTAAATGTCCAAGTCTCAATTGCAAGTTGCTGAGCGCTCCAAGCGCCATTTGTTACTGCCAACACCTTGCCATTGTCCTCGGCGGTTACAGGAACGGGAGCCATATAGTCAGTGCCCGGAAGTGCGTCGATAAACTGGTCAAAATTAGAATCGCGCTTCACAATGCTGCCACTTGCAACAAGCATTTTGGGGACGCTCGAATAGTTAAAAGTCCAAGCGTCATTGTTATCAACAAACAGCGAAATTAACTGGCCAAAATTTTCGACAGAGGAAAAAATAATGACTGAAACGGGAGTGTCCCCAGAAAGCGTCACGTCATTAAAATAAATGGTTCCGTCCAGCACAGCCCTGACCATCTGCCCGCCATTGATAGCCGCCAGAATCTCGGCAAACGTCTTGTCTGCGGTATAGCCGTCATTGCCAGACGTGACGTTGACTGTCATGGTCTTTGGGATCGCGGCCAGCTTCTCGCCGATCTTGTTCCACAAATAAGCAAGGCCATCCTTATCCAGAAAGCTCATAGCTCGCCCTCCTTACGTCTCCGCCGTGATGGTATCGATCTCTGTGTTTGTGATAGCCTCGATTTCAAACATAGTGCCCAGGGCGTCCCAGCCGTCGCCGGTCCAGGCGTAGTTCATGCCGGTGTCCTCCACGTTCCACACATCGCCAACCTCGTTGCCGGTGGCAGGCAGCAGCGCGTAGTTGGCCTTGCTGCCCTTGTACTTATACAGACCTGAGATATCACTTTTCTTGGCGTAGTCACTGGGGGAAGAAAATCCCGCCAGCTTGGCATAGTCAGCCGCCGACATCAGACCGGGCGTGCTGGCCGTAGCGGCTTCGTAAGTGGTGTCCGTGAACGCAGCGTCCTCCGGAACGTCCTTCGCCACCGTGTGGCCACCCACCTTCTCGGCGTTGTCCACAATGCCGTTGCCGTTGGTGTCGTACACGCTTTTCAGCATGTCGCCGCCGCCCGCGTTGCCCACGGAGTCATCCACGTACTTCTTGGTGGCCGCGTCCATGTCCTCGGTGGGCGCCCCGGAGAGCTTCAGCTTGCCGGTCATGGTGCCGCCCGCCAGGGGCAGGTACTTGGCCAGCGCGGGCTTGATCTTGCTGTTCCACAGGTACAGCAGGCCGTCCTGATCCAGATATTTGCTCATTTCAACAACTCCTCTATTTCCGTATTTGTCAGTCTTTCCGTGGCGGGCGGGACGATAGCACGCAGCGCCCCGCCTGTAACACCGAGGTTCTCCCCAATCGTTTCAAACGGCTTCTCCCGCAGCTGCCCCCACGTGGACGCGCCGCCGGAGGCCTGTGGGATCGCCACAGCCCCGGCCAGAGCCCCCTTGCCGGACATGCGGCCCGCCAGCGCACCGGTGGCCTGCACCGTGCCCCGCAGCTTCCCGCACTGCTCACTCATGGCGTCGTCACCTCCACCAACAGGTGGAACTCGCTGCACTGGATGACGGTGTAGATGTCCGCGCCCGTCCGCAGCTCCACATCATATTTGTAGGTGCCGGTAGCCATCTGAGCGGTATCCTCCGGAGTCAGATGGATATCGCTGCTGCCCTTGACGGTCTTTTGCAGCAGCACCGGAGACGCTTCATAGGCCTGCTTCCGTACCGTCAGGATCAGCGTATCGTTCGGCTGCATTTCATAGGCGTCGCCGCTGGCATTGTTGGTAATGCCAACACTCAGATGCGCCGTGTCGCCCTTCGTCAGATAGATGTCACTGCCGTTGATCTCAAGCATTTTGCACCTCCCACGCTGATGCGTACTCTGTCGGGCTGTACGCCGTATCTTGCAGGCACTTATACAGCACGCCGTCCAGCGTCATGTACTCGCCCTTCTTGTAGATATCGTGCGCTCCCGTGGGAGCCACAAAAGGCCGGGCCTGCTCCGGCGCGGTAGCGTGCAGCGGGCGGTGGAACGTGCCCCACGCCGTGCCGCCCGGCACGATATCCGGATACACGGCATTGTCGTAGCCCTGAATGCACTCCCACACCTGCCCGCGGGCGGTGTAGATGTCGCCCCTGCTGTGCGCTCCCGCTGCCCACTTGGGATACAGAGCACCGGCGGCCAGCCGGTCATTATCGGCCACCACGAACCGCAGCACCGCCACCGCCGCCGTCTGCATGGCGGCGATCTCCTCGTCGGACGTCAGAAGTTCTTCACCATCCCGCCAGAACTTGCCATCCTGATAACTGTCCCCGATGCCCACCGGGCGGTCATGGAGCGCTACTGCACCGGGGAAATCCCCGGCGTTGGTCTCCCACAGAGTAATGACGTTGGTCACGGCCTCTTCCGTGATAACTGCATATCTCATGCCGCCACCTCCTTGTGCTGCCGGATGACCACAATGCCGTCGGCAGGTTTAACGCTGGTGCTACCTCCATAATAACCGCCGTTGCCGGAGTTAGGTACGGTGGCTTTCAGGTTTCCGCCTCCGCCGGAAGCGTAAAGGTCGCCGTCCGCTTCGCCAAATTCGCGGGTGGTAGTACCCTGGCCCTTGCCGCCATTGCTGCTGAGGGAGCCGGAACCATTTGCTCCGTCGCCACCATCTATGCCACCACCACCACTAGCAGCAAAACCAGCGCCACCAGAGCCACCATTGGCACCATTCTTTACAGAGGTTTTGCTCCCCTTAACTGAACGTTCGCCGCCATTTGCTACTGCGGCGAACGCCGACGTTGTGCCACCCTTTGTGGCGGCAGTGCCGCTGTAGTTACCATTTGTGCCCGCCGCACCTATCACGAGGGGATAGGCGGTATTGGCCGCCAGCACCACAGACCGTACTGTGGTGGTGTAGCCTGCGCCACCAGCACCGCAGTAATCACTGCCACTACCACCACCGGCACCTAACAGAAATGCATCAATCACCATGT